GTTTACACCAATCATAGCCAATCCAGGCTGTGCTGTAGGCTGTGTTGCTGGTGCTAGGCTCTTCTTTTGTTTTACAATCAATTCACCGATACCAGTACCGTAAATCTCAGCTAAGGTCATTACTTGACCAATCTGCTTACGTACCTTATCTTTCTTAAAGTCTTCAGCTAACAAAGACTTTATATTCTCTACATCTGCTTTATCTTGATCATTAACATCATCATTGATGTCAAAGAACATACCTTTAGCGAATACAGCTTCTTCAAGATCAGCTTGTTTGTTATCAACTGCTTGTTGCAGTGCTGGTGAAATCAGTTTAGAGCGTTCAGTGTTCCTAGTTTTATCTTCATCAGCCCATAAGCCACGCCATAGACGTTCGTATTCATCCCAACGCTCAAGGAAGTTCTCATCTCTATAGTTCCTCCAATCATTACAGCGATCAGTAACAAACGCTACTAACGCATCCTGTGGAGTGATTTCAGATTCAAATTTCATTGTCACCAACCTATTGTAGAGTCTAGGACTTCGTAGTCTTCTTCATCCAGATTCTGATTCCAATCTGCTACTTGAATCTGGTCTATGTAACTCAACGCATCAATTAAGTCATCATGCGTCTTAGGATCAGGGAATTGCATCAATTGATCAACAAACTTGTTATTCCAATCCCCTTCGTTTAACACAATCCTACCGTGTTCAAAGCGACCCTGTAGTGACCAAACAATCCTATCTGCTTTCTTCTTATTACCGTGAGTAAGTTCTTCGATGCGAGGATAATAGTTTAACCTTCTCATCAAATCATTCATATAAGGCATCACTGCATTCTTCAGTGCACCTTTCTCAATCCCTACAGCATTAACTCTGTAGTCCTTTGCAGCCTTTAGAATCCTCACTGCTGTTTCTCGGACATCCCACCTACCGTGTTGTATGTCAGCAACCCACCAACCCTTAGTATTGATCTTAACAATAGCTATCGCTGTGTCATCCAACTTCTTATTCTTCGTTTGATTCGTCTGTGATGAATCGCTAAAACCACAGAGATCCACCGCCATAAAGAAGTTACCTTCTTCAGGCTCTTCCTCATTAATCTTAATCCATTCATCTTTGAAGATCTCCGACTGTGCTGCCTCAAACGATGCCATGAACTCTTGTCTGAAAGCAAAGCTAGACATCGAACCTCTAGCTGCTTCAATCTCTAATGGATCTAACAACGGATTATCAAAGCTAGTGAAGTGCCATGCCTTGTAATCTTTATCTTTACCTGCATCACCTACTTTGTACAACTCATAGAAGTGATTCCTACCCATCGGTGTTCCAATGAACATTGCTCTACCCTTCTGATCCGCTAAAGCAGGTCTAAGGATTTGTTCGAACACCTGTGGCTTCATGTCTGCGTACTCATCCATCACTAAGTACTTCAAACTAACACCACGCATTGTCTCTGGTCTATCTGCACCCTTTAGCGATATCATTGCACCGTTGATCAACGTAATCTGCATGTTATTGACATGACTACCTTTGATCACTGAATGACCTAGCTCTAACAGCGTAGACCACATAATATCTCTAGCTTGTCCCTGCGTAGGAGCTACATACCAGACATGACCCTTCTCAGTCTGTAGTCCTTCTATAATCAATGTCCAAGCTGCTAACCTTGATTTACCTGTACGTCTACCAGCAGCGATGATCTTAAACCTTGTAGGGTCTTTGAAGACCTCTTGCTGCCAAGGAAGAAGTTTAACTTGTAGATCCATCTTCTTCCTCGTAATCAATCAATGTAGTCTCTACATCAACTGGTTCATGCTCTATCATCTCCACTGGTGACTCTTGCACACCAGTGATGTTAATAGTAATTGCTTTAGCCCCTGATGCTGTTCCTTTATCCTCAAAGTAAGATACTGGAAGCATCCGATCCATACACATCTTAAGTGCTGCAATCTGATCCTTATCATTGTCATCTAATGCTTTATGTACTATCTTTCTTATAATCGCATTAGAGTGTGTCAGCAACAGCGAAGCAGTGAACTCTTTAATCCTTGCTGCTTCTCCTGGTGGTCTACCTCTTTTCTCTCTCTTAATATACTTTTGTACTTCTTCCTGCTTAGGACGACCTCTAGATCTCTTCTTTTTCGCAGGCACTTTCTTCTCTTCATTGACTGCCAAGACATCCTGGCTGACTGATGAAGGTAGCGAACAATCCTCAGTAAGAGAATTAATTTTAATTTCTGACATCAGATCCCTCTATATAGTTTCTCTGCCGGAAGGCAGGACATAAGAGTGTATATAATTTTATGTATCTCTACAATGTAGTCAGTATGAAGTCTGTATGTAGTATATAAATTTAAGTTTTTGTTTATTGTTCGTACATCGTCTGTTCATCGTTTCTACATAGAAGGATATATTCTAGCATATTTTTAGAGTTTTGTCAAGTTATTTCTACTTATTCAGTCAAGATTGTTGTTCTGTACCGACACCAGCACAGATCACACAAGGCTATGGCGGGACTCCATTTACATGGTGTCAGAGGCTCCGCAGAGGCTTTATTACTAAGCTATTGATTTTATTAGATATTATTAGATAGACTGTTTAGGCTTTAGAGACTTCCATTTTAGCTTTTTTTTGTGTCTAAGCTGGTGTTTCCATTTTAGCTTTTTTTAAGGCTAGGTAGCACCACAACATTTACACTACAACACAGACCCCTCCCCCTATGCTGCACTGCAATGTACAATTGAGAATCATTACTGTCTAAGAAGCATAGCCAATTGAGATTTCATAATGTGAAATACTAATGAGAATGCATTACTATTAAGGCTTTACTGTATATCTGTACAGTAGACTGCACTGATCTGCACAGATGAATGTGATGGTGCGGGACCCTATAGAGATACTTCAAAGCCTAAGTAGACTGCACCGATCTACGCTGGTTTCACGTGAAACACAGCTTAAACTGTTGTGTTCGAACAACACTACCGTTCATTCTGGATTGTCTGCCGTTCGTCGGATACACTGCAAACCCCATTGACAATGAAAAAACACTTGATTAGTATTACTACATCGAAACAAACAACCTGGAGTAAACAAAATGTGGTGGACTGAATCCTTAGGCCGTATTGAACTTAAAATGACCCTAAAACAAGCTAAAATGTGCTCGCATCCTGGCCAGTGCGATGCTGATGTATTGTCGCTGTCTCAAGAGCCGAAGATTGCTAATCAGTTAAAGAAATTGGATCCAAAGGTTGTTTCACAGTGTTTGAAAGAGTTCGGTGCTTGGAATGATGAAGAGTTGTCCGATCATGGGCAAAACCTTCAGCGCCTTTTGTGGATAGCTGCGTGTGATATTTCCGAGTCTAATTAACCAAGGTCGAAACCCTACTCACTGTGGGGTCTATAGTTTTATACTATACTGATGAGACCAATCAATCAACTAAGGATACAATCATGAGCATAGCAATTCACACAAAGTACATCGGACCAACCAACACCAAAGGAGCCAGGATCAAAGCCTCTTGTGTTCGCGGAAGAGAAAATCTTTCAGTGTCCGTAAGTTTTGATTATGCTTTAGGTTGCGAAGAAAGACACGCTCAGGCAGTGTTCGCGTTATTGGCTAAGTTTGCCCCAGAGCTTGCTAAAGAGCATAAACTGTATTGCTGTGGCTCTACAATGGACAATCTTGGTTACGTATTCTCAATCAATCCTACAATCATTGAGGCCTAATCATGTCAAAGTCTAATGATGTTATCTTAGTCTTAGGTGGTGCACTGTTCGGTGCACTGTATGCTGCAATGATTTACTTCACTCTATGAGGCTATCATGGAATTTAAGATTGTCGGTTACTTGTTAACCTATCGTTACCCTGATTATTCAGGTTTAACCCACCTAGATCGCTTTGATACACTGGCAAAGGCTGAAGAGTATGCTGAGACTTCAGAATTGACAGAGTACGTTATCAACCCTATTGTTGACTTATCAGGGGATTAGTCCATGACAACCATATTGAAGAAGTCTGAAATACTCTATGATTGTACCAAGAGAGAATTAGACTATGCCATTGCCTCTGTAAAGTTTCCTGAGGTATACGATGAGATTGTTCGCTTTCTCTCTGAAGGTGGGTTCAATAACCTATCTGATGTTGAGCTAGCAGAGCACTACAGGGAAAACTTTACAGACTTAGACACCATAGAATTCAGGAAACAATATAGGATTACCAAATGAGTCTTACATTCAATGATCAACCATGCGAGATTGTCCAAGGTCCAGACGCTGAAGGTTTAGTCTGTATACGCTATGCTGCTGATAATCCTAACTGGCCATTCCCTAATTATACTTGGGTTAATCCCAGCGTATTGTCTAAGCTTAGGCAGTCTAAACACGCTAAGCAATTAGAGGCTCTACAAGGCGTTGAAGATGCACTCATGTAGGTAGGTGTCACCTTAGCCTAGATAATCGCTTCTAGGCCTGTTTTAATCGATTCTAGAGGGTATTCTATGACTAAAGAGATGTTGGATGAGTTACTGTACCTAATCGAGCTTCAAATCAAGGCTAACATTGCCATTGCATTAGGTCATGCTGATGCTGCAGACAAAGAAGCAGAGAAAGAACATGTTCAGTATTACAGACTTGTTTCGTTGATTGAATCAATGAAGGATGATCTTAAGTGAAAAGGACTACCTTTGAACGCTGGCGTAAGAAAGTAGACATGAAAGGTCCAGATGATTGTTGGGAATGGTTAGGTTTTAAACATAGGAGAGGTTATGGGCAATTTCATGTTCAAAGGGACACAGAATATAAATTTTCACTTGCACATAGGTATGCTTATGAATACTACAAAAACAATGAACAGCCTGTACCAAGTAACCTTTGTGTTTGCCATCATTGCGATAATCCCGGCTGTGTTAACCCTAATCACTTGTTTTTAGGAACTCAAAAAGACAATGTACAAGACATGATAAGGAAAGGAAGAAGATTTAACCCAAACCCTAAAAAACACACTGAAGCTGAGGTTGAAAAGATACGAAAAGATTATTTATCTTTACTATCCTTAAGAAAAACAGCAGCCTTAAACAACACCAGTACGGCTACAGTTCACAACATAGTTAAACAAAGATACTCATACGAAAGGTAGGGACGGAAGATTAGATGCTTATCATGTAATGAAGCCTTAAGTGACTACGAAGCCTCTAGGCGTAGTGTGCGAACAAGACAATACTTAGACTTATGCAATGATTGTTTTAAGTATGTCCGAGATGATATCTGCGCTGTGGGCAATGTATCCCTGATGCATGACGATGACGAGATTGTTAGCGAACGTAAGAAGGCAGAGGACTAAGTATTGACAACTTTAGTTTTCTCTGATACCCTAAATCTATATAGGCTATGTATACTATGTACTATACTTATACTTAGAATAATATTCTATGTATATACTATGTATACATAGCCTATATAGTAGACAATGTACCCTTAAAGGATAATACAATGTACCCTGATGATGATTTTCTACCTGAAGAGGCTATGAAGCCTTCAGAGCCAACACAGGCAGAGTTGGATGATTACCATGAAGATGTCAAGATTGAAGCCGTACTGAGTGGATTTGTTCGATTATGTTCGGAATATGGTTTTTACTTTATGATGCGTCAGTTAACAAAGGCTTTGAATGCTAAGGGGTTCAACGTATGAAGAAGAAGATACAACCCAGGAAGCGTAAGCCTTCACCGTATGTGCTGTTTATGCACTCTAATGGTGGTACATGCTCGTTAGAGGATCTGATGGCAGCATTCCCTGCTAAGGGTAAGAATGCCTTACTGAATGCGATGCAGAAGCTTGTTGATAACTATACGGTTGATAGGGATATTTACATCTATGGTGACAGACAGAAGAAGATCATATACACTTTAGGTGGTTATGTCACTAAGGATACAACGGGTATCTGTTGGCATAATCCTTTCAACTTAGGGATCAAGTAATGACTGACAGAGAGTTAATGACCATGACTAGGGATGCACTCTTCCTAGCCAATACAAAGCACTGGACTACTAACCAGATTGGAGAAGCAATCAATGCTTTGAATGCCAGGTTGTCTGCGCCTGATCGTGAATGGGTCAGTCTGACGGATCACGAAGTTTGGGAAGCGATCGATTACGTGCTTGAGGGTGGTGGTTGGCTAGATGTAGCGAGAGTACTTGAGCAGGCTTTTAAGGAGAAAAACACATGAGCCGTGAAGCTATGCAGATGGCGCTAGAAGCGTTGGAACAACTTGATGGCATAGACACCGAAACAGAGTGCGTGACAATTGACGTTGACGACGTAATCACCGCCTTGCGCCAAGCATTGGAGATAGATTTAGCAAGGGTTGGTGAGGTTGGTGTATGGGGCCAGTGCGAACCGCAGCCAGCATTAGAAGACGGTTGGTCAGATTGGGTATGCCCTAAGCCACAGGGTTATCTCATGCAATGCTGTGATTGCGAGCTTATTCATGAAGTTGATTTCAGGGTAGTCAGATATGAATCTGAAGATTCAGAAGTTTATGAGGTGGTTGATGACCCTAATCTTCAGGCACAGATGCGGGTGAAAAGACGTGATGACATTTCACCGAAAGGAAACACATGAGCGAGAACAAAAACGCAAAGACACCAGCAGACGGGGAGCCTTTGCCCGTAGCAACGAGCGCCATGACGCTAGAGCAAACACGACAGTGGATTGCCGACACATGGAAAAGGTGCCAAGACGAAGCTTGGCGGGAGCCAACCACTAAGACGGTGGTGTACCTGACCGCTGGTAGCTACAGTCTTGAGACGCTTGAAAACTTATTTAAGTTACTTAGAAAGGTGGCTAATGATGACTAGAGAAGACATCGTCCGCATGGCGCGGGAGGCTGGTTTTAACCCAGTCTCATACACGGGCGCAAACCTCGAATTATTTGAACGCTTCGCCGCCCTTGTTGCGGCTGAGAAAGAGAAGCAGATCATCGACATCCTTGAGCGACTGCAAGAGCGAAACGAATCGCACACCTACTACAAGTATGCGATCAACGTCATCAAAGGTGAGATATGACCCAAGAAGACATCATCAAGCTGGCGCGGGAGGCTGGGTGCAAACCATTCAGAAGCCCAGAACACTGGGACGATGTGCAAGTCTTTGCCACCCCCAATGTTCTTGAACGCTTCGCTGCACTTGTTGCAGCACATGAGCGTGAGGCGTGTGCGAAGGTGTGTGAGGAACGGCAAGAAGTTTTTCAAAAGTATTACACCAAAGGTCTTGCAGCGATGTGTGCTGAAGCCATACGAGCAAGGGGTGAGCAATGAACGGCGCTGAAATTCAAAGAATGGCGCATAACCTCGGACTTGTTCACCATACCGATCAAGTCAAATGGTTAGTCCGTCAGATTCTCCGTAAACACAAACCGCTGACCAAAACTGAGAAGATGTATCTCAACTATCTAACTCAGCCTTACTCGCTCAACGATCTGTCTGCTCACTTTGGCTGCACAACAGAGGGCGCAAGGAAGCATCTAAAGGTCTTGATGTCAAAGGGCTTGATAGAGAGAGAATCTAGGTATAGGTGGACAGAGGGAAGGCATGGCGCTTGGGCCTGGTATTACCGGAGGAAGGTATGAAGGACTACGTTTCAGGGCATACCCACTGGATGACACCGAGTGACAAGACACCTCCACTGGGAACTAAGATGCTCTTGCTTAACCCTGGAGGGGTCTGTGTGATTGGGCATTGGTCGGATTGGGCGGTTGCCTGGGCTCCATTGCCAAAGGTTCCTGAGCATATAAAGGAGTTGCTGTGAACGACAACGTCAACCATCCGAGACACTACACCAAGCATCCTTCGGGTGTTGAGTGCATCCAGATCACGGAGCACATGGGATTTAACCTCGGCAACGCAATGAAATACATCTGGAGGGCTGACCTCAAGGGCAACCAAATCGAGGATCTTGAGAAAGCACTTTGGTATATCAACCGTGAGATACAAAGGATCAAACATGAACTTACATGAAGCAGCGGCCAAAGCACTTGCTCAAGACGTTATCCAAGATGCGATGGATTCGAGTGAGTTAGAATCACGAGTCTTGGCTTTAGTCAATATGAGTATTGAACTGCACAAATCAAGCATTGATCTTCGACTGCAAGCCGAGGAGCTTCTCAACTTCTTAACGGGGGAGTAAACTAACGATGGTGCTCCTCCTGTGTTTGCCTGACGCGATGTCAGGCTTTTTTTTGTGATTGCCGTTTACACATCCATTTTTGGGAGTTACGACCCGCTGCATTACGCGGTCAGGCAGTCTGTCCCTACGAACTTTTACGCGATTGTCGATGAGGCAAAACCTCATCAGGGATGGAAGCAGATCGTAACCACGAGAAGATTCTCTGATCCAAGGATGGAGGCTAAGTGGTACAAAGTCTTTCCTGACAAGTTGGAGTTTGACGAGGACTATGTGATCTGGGTGGACGGTTCCATACGGATTACAAGCCCTAAGTTTGTTGAGTACATGGTCGAGCAGGCCGGAGATACGATGGCAGCGTTCCAACACCCTTGGAGGACTTGTATCTACCAAGAGGCTCAAGAGTGCCACGATATGCTTAAGTACAGGAACCAACCAATCCTAGCCCAGGTTGAGCACTACAGGGGCTTAGGATGGCCTGAGAACGGCGGTCTTATCGCAGGCGGGGTTATCTGCTGGAAGCGGTCCTACATCAATCCTAAAGCCAATCAAGCCTGGTGGGAGGAGATGATGAAGTGGAGCTTACAGGATCAACTCTCATTCCCGATCATCGCGTCAGAGCATGGTTTAGAGGTCAACGTTTGCAATAAACCGCTCATGAACAACGAATATTTCCAGGTGGTTGCCGGACACAGAATGGAGGAGTATGAAAAAGTTACCGATTCTCATCTGCACGACAGGATCGCCAAGCCTTGAAATCACGCTGTCGTCAATCAGCTTATACGCCAAAGAAGCGCCTGTTTATCTGTCGAGTCGGTCCGAGACAATGGACCCACGAGTTTTCAGGTGGCTACTCAACTCGCAGAGTAACTTCGGTGACGCTTACAACAAAATCATGGACGATGCCTTCCAGCATTACGATGAAGTCATCATAGCCAACGACGATATATGTCTGACTCCTGATTCCTACAGGCTTCTTTGTGAGGATGTCCAATATCTGAAGGAAGCGGGGCATAAGGTCGGTGTTGTTGGGTGCAGGTCTGACTTCATCCTTGCGGACCAGAATATTCGATATGAGTCTGGCCCAAGAGATGGGATTAGATGGGCTGAAGAACAGACGATCAAGGAAGTGTCTGTGATTGCGCCTATCTTTGCGTACGTCTCAAAGGAGGCTTTCAGTCAGGTCAGGTTTCCGCCTATAAATTGGTTCTCAGATAACGTCTTTTGTCATACACTAACAGTATTAGACTTTAGGCATTTCGTATCAAGGGCTTACGTTCATCACGCCGGCTCTCAAACAGTCGGCAAGGATGACCGTAAAAACCTCATGGAGGCTTCAAAATGGATGTGGAAAAACGAGCCAGGGATAGCAAGGCACTACCGAATCCCTACCGAATGAAGGTTCCTCCGGTTCCGATCAGGTACGACCGAAAGGTGGGTAT